ATTTCGCAAGCGTGGAGCGGAGTCTCCATCGGGTGGATGTTATCGTCTCCTCCTCCAAATTCATTTCAGTATGATTTTTGGTTAGAGTGTACCGGAAGCTATGCGCAGAATATATTTAATACAATAAGGATACAAGACTCTACTGGAGCTATTCGCACCTATAATAGTGCTAGCGCCACGTACTCAGCTGGAGGCACCACCTCATGGGCATGGGGAAACGGAAGCAGCCCAGCATTTCCGTATAACACCGCGCGCTCTGCTCAATCTTATTTAATATATTAAGGGAAATACCATGTCAGAACTCAATGTAATTACTTTGGCTGATTCGGAACTGCGCGAGATCGAGGCGGCGCTGCAAGAGCGTCCACTCCGAGTAGCGCTCCCAATCCTGCAAAAAATTGATTCCCAGTTGCGCGCAAAAGCTGCGCAAGTAGACGAAGAGGCGAGCAAGGCTAAATCTGCGGTAGAGGACAAAATAAAGTCTCTTGAAGCCAAGGTAGAGGCTTTCACGGCTTCTGCCAAAGCAGGAATAGTTCACGTTTTAACGGAAGTCGAGAGCGCGGTGAAATGAGCAAAGGCACCACTATAATGCAGGCGCAAACTGCCCTTGCCGGTTTTACAGTATCAGCAAGCGCCGCGACAGTGGCATGGATCGATCACGTGGAACAAATTCTCCGCATGGGCTCTAGCTTGGTAGCGATCTGCACCGGTATAGCTGCGCTCGTGTTTTACGGTAAGCAGAACGGCTGGTGGGGTAAGTAAATGTCAGCATTCGACGTTGCCTTTACGCAATTAGTCGGGCTGGAAGGTCAGTACAGCTCAGACGAAAAGGATCCAGGAAACTGGACCGGCGGTAAGTGCGAGGTTGGCGAGATGCGCGGCACCATGTACGGCATCAGCGCCGCCGCGTACCCGACGGTCGACATCGCTGGTCTCAGTCTCGCCAAGGCGAAATCGATCTACTGGACCGATTACTGGAGCAAGCTCAGGTGCTCGAACTTCCCAGACGCGCTCGCTATCGCGCTCTTCAAGGAGGGCGTTAACCTTGGCGTCGAGGGGGCCGCCAAAGCGCTGCAGCGCAGCCTGCGGGCCGGTAACGTGGACGGCATCATAGGCCAGATCACCATAGGCCAAGCCACCGCGAAGGCGCCACGGGAAGCTCTCGTGGATTTCCTGACTGAGTGCGCCTACGGGTACACGCAGCTTGCCAACTTCAAGATCGACGGCAAGGGCTGGCTTAGCCGCGTCATTAAGACCGCGGTTGAGGCTCAGCTGACACCGACGGAACTCACAGAACTCAAGGCGTAGCGAAATGTCATTCTCTAGTACGGCGACGTCGATTATAACCACAGTGGCACCACTACTCGGTACCGCCCTTGGCGGCCCATTAGGCGGATTGGCTGGTGGGTTACTGGCGAAAGCTCTGGGTAAGAAACAGCCTGACGGCTCAGTCATCCCGGCAGCCGCGAAGGACATAGAGGCCGCGCTCGCTGGCGGCAGCCCTGAGACGTTGCTTGCTGTGAAGCAATGCGAGGCCGATCTGCAGAAGCATATGGCTGATCTTGGGGTACAGGAGGATCAGCTTGCGTACGCCGACGTCGATAGCGCCAGGAAGCGTGAGGAGTCCGTCAAGGATTACACGCCGTCGGTGCTAGCGTACAGCGTAACCGCTGGGTTCTTCGGCGTGCTTGCGTTTCTGCTTATCAATGGTAAGCCGGTATCCGGTGGGGATGCGCTGCTGGTTATGTTGGGCGCACTCGGTGGCGCCTGGGCGTCGATCATATCGTACTACTACGGCAGTAGCAGCTCAAGCAAGGGAAAGACGGACGCACTGCAGGCGCTAGCGAGCAAGAAGTAATTCATGGCAACCGCGATGACGTATAACAGCTTGCTTACCGACCTCCAGAACTATCTGGAACGCGGAACCGCGAGCGATAGTATCGTCTACGGACAACTCAATGAGCTGATTAACTTTGGCGAGCGGCGCTGCGCGCGAGAACTCAAGATCCTTGGGTACATCGTTCCAGCGGTGTTCACCATGCAGGCCGGGCTCGCGGTGTACCAGAAACCTGACCGGTGGCGTCAGACGGTGAGCGTCAACGTGTCGGCATCCCCGGTTGGGACTAGTGTTCGCTCCCCTATGTTCCCACGCTCGTACGAGTACATCCGAACGTACTGGCCTGATGACACGCAAACCAACACCACGGTGTACGGGATACCTGGGCCGCCGAAATTCTACGCCGACTATAATTATCAGAACATCATCGTCGCCCCGACGCCTGATGCCGCTTACCCGGCGGAGCTTGTATACTATGAGGAGCCGCCACTACTCGGCCCCGCGAATCAGAGCAACTGGCTCACGCAGTACGCCCCCCGCCTACTCCTATACGCATCGATGATAGAGAGCCAGGTATTCCTCAAGAAGGACACGTCTTCCCTCCAGTCGATGTACGACAGAGAGGCGGCGGTGCTCAACGGCGAAGAAACTCAGCGCGTGCTCGACAGAACGTCCACACGCCAAAAGGACTAGTTTTAAATGACTTCTTACCAGGACATTTTTGGAGGTGGCGTAATAGCCCCAGCGTTCGCGTCGTACGTCGACTACGTACTGACCGCGAACCTAGCGCTCGTGTGGCCCCAAGAAACGGCTCCCAACAGCAATTTGGCAGGCCAGATTATTGATATCGACGCCACCAGTACCGGTTCCTTCAGCATCACGCTGCCGCCTGCGAACATGGTCAGCGTAGGACAGTTCCTGGTAATCAACAACAAGAGCGCGTACAACCAGGCTGTCTTTAATAACGCCGGTCAGATCATTATCACGTCGCTCCTTCCTGGCGCGATCTACTTCCTGTATCTAACGAACAATACCACCGCAGCTGGCGCATGGTCGAGCTTCCAGTACGGAGCGCAAGCAAGCGCCCCGAACGCATCCGCCTTGGCGGGACCTGGTTTGCTCGCAGTTGGCGCCACGTTGGCGCAAGACATACCGGTAACCAGCCTGAACACGCCGTACACAGTCGGCGTAAACGACCGCGCGAAGCTATTCAACTGGACCGGCGGGAGCGGCACGATCACGCTGCCCTTGGCCGCCACCGCGCAGGGTAGCTTCTACATCCAGGCGCGCAACAGCGGCACCTCGATCCTGACCATTTCCCCTCAGGGTAGCGACACCATCAACGGTGGTTCCAGTGTGTCATTCAATCCGGGTGATAGCGCGTTCATTGTCACCGACGGGAACGCCTGGTACACCCTTGGTCTAGGCCCAATCCTGACCGCGAACTTCAACTTCATCGTCATTAACGTCCCGTCGGTGGTCGTCGGTGGAATCGTCACGCTCAGCGGGACTCAGCTCAACCAGATCGCGTACCGATTCACGGGCGCTCTGACGCAGAATACGCTCGTAGATTTACCGGCGGTGAAGCAGCAGTACTGGGTCGACAACGAGACCACCGGTTCATTTACGCTGACGTTTCAGGTACCAACAACCGCTGGCGGATCGACTCCAGCTGGCGCAACCGTAGCGGTCCCACAGGGCCAGCGCATCATCCTGTACACCGACGGAACCAACGTCCTGAACGCGTCCACGGCTGGCATCGCGATCCCTCTTGCGATCAATCAGGGCGGAACCGGGGCAACCACTGCTGGCGGAGCGCTAATTAATCTTGGCGGAACCACCGCAGGTATAGCGGTGTTCACCGCGGCCAGTAACGCAGCCGCGCAAACAGCCATCGGGGCGCCGTCTACCGCTGACGCGTTCCTCTGGGCGAGCATTCTCTGATGGGCCTAATTCGGGTGCAGAGCGCTCCCGGCGTACAGCGAGACGGAACGATACTCGCCGCCCAAGCCTACAGCGACGCGCAGTGGTGCCGGTGGCAGCGCGGTCTGCCTCGAAAGATGGGTGGGTATAAGGTTACACAGCCATATCTCACGGCGGTGTCTCGCGCGCTTTTCAGTCAGGCTCAGAGCGGGTACCGGTACGTCACCTCTGGTACCGCGAACGGCACCGACCAGTTCACGATGGACAATAATGGCGTCAGCTCCACGGTGAGCAACCCCGTGTACCCTGCGACTACGAACCCGACCACTACCGGCATCGTCGCGAGTCCGCTGAACACATGGCAGTTCGACACCCAATTCGATAACGCAACGAATCAGTCGCTGCTGTTCAGTTTTTGCGGACAGAACCTGATCGACCCGACAAACGGCGCGAACTTCCCCGTGTACTGGCAGCCTACCTACACCCCTGGCGCGCCGCCGACCCAGGTAGCCGGTTACGGCACCGGGAGCGATGGTCACGGCGGAACCCAGCAGGCGCTATTCCCGAATGGCATCAGCGGCGGATTGTGTAGCCTTGCTCCGTACATGACCGTGTACGGTAATAATGGTTTCTTTGCGTGGAGCACCCCGGGGTACCCGACTGATTTCGTCGGAACTTCCCTAGGTTCACTTTACGTCGGCGCGACCGAAATAACAAATCAGAAAATATTAAAAGGTCTCCCTCTCCGCGGTGGCGGCGGATACAGCCCGAACGGGTTGTACTGGAGCGTCGACTCTCTGGTTCGCGCCACCTTTATTGGCGTCACCAGTGGGACCTGGCAATTTGACCAGATCACCACGCAATCTTCTGTTCTTAGCGACCGTTGCATCATTGAGAACGACGGCACCTTCTACTGGGCTGGTGTTGATCGTTTTCTGATGTTCAACGGCGCGGTGCAAGAGATCCCTAATTCCATGAACCTCAACTGGTTCTTCGATAACATCAACCCGCAGTACTCAGCCAAGAGCTTCGTCATGAAGATCCCTCGCTACGGCGAGATCTGGTGGTGCTACCCGCGCGCGCCTAATACGGAGTGCAGTCACGCCGTAATCTATAATTATCGCGAGAAAACTTGGTACGACACCGCTCTCCCGAACACTGGCCGCAGCTCTGGCTTGCACGCCGATAACTTCGTCGGTAACTTGATGGGCGGTATCCTACCATACAGCAGCTCTATCAGCGGCAGCCCAACCACGTACTACAACATGTGGGAGCACGAGCAGGGAACCGACGAGATCAACGGCACGGTCCCGGTTTCCGTTAATTCTTATTTCACCACTGCGTGCATGACTCCATTCGACGGACAGCCGCCTGGAAACAGCACCCTATCTATTGGATCTATGCAGCCCGACCTGGTTCAAACTGGCGAGATGACTGTTACCGTTATAAAGCAAAACAACGCCAACACGCCAGCGTACAACGGAACCGTTGCGACAATATACGACAACGCCACCATGGAGACCGGTAATCAACTCGACGCGCTCACGAACTTCAAGGACACCGCGAAGATACTCAGACTGAAGTTCCAGAGTAACACCCTTGGCGGGAATTACCAGATGGGTAAAACAATGCTAGAGATTCAGGAAGACGGCCAGAGAGACACCTGATGCTAATCCCAACCCCAAACGAGATGACTTTGGAGAGCTGGGCAGATGCCGTGGTGCAGGCGTGCGTGCAGTACTCCAATATCAACCCATTTACCGGTGACTGGCAAGCATGGGGAATGTGCTTTTTGAGTAGCCCGCAACTTGGAAATTTATTACCCCCGAACCCGTACCAGTACGATGACTGGCGAGAGTGGGGATACCTCCTAGCGCAATCTTTGTTGAATGCGAAAGGCGCTCCGCGCCAGGCGGCTGCGTAATGGGTCAAGGTAAGGCGGATAACCCAGACTCTCCGGGCGGGTCAAGTATCACGCTAGCGCAGCAGGCTGCCAGCGTCACCCCGGTATCTTCTGCGGTTCTGGCTGCTATGACACCGACTCAGCAGGCGACTCTGGCTTCGTACGCCCAATCGGCCACAAACGAAAGCGGAAAACTTGTCACACCAGCTCAAGTTGCAGGAATTTACGCGCAACAGGATTCGGCTTCGGGGAATCCTTCTGGCACAGCCCTTAATAACGTCATAAGTCAAGCAACCAAAGGTGGCGCGGAAGAGGGCCAGACTCTCGATCAGACGCTGAACCGAGCGGTTAACACGACCGCCGCCATAGGTCCGCTGGGAACAGACGCGAAGGGTGCAACAACCGAGACCATGGCGCAAGCCGGTCTCAACGACAACCTTACAAATTACGGATCTCTTGTTCAGCCGGGCCAGGGAACCTTCCTGAATAAGTACCTCGCCCCGGCGCTCCTGATGACCGGCGCTGGCCTGGTGCTAGCGCCCGCCGCAGGGGCTCTTGGGGCGGCTATTGCGGGTGCTGGTACCGTTGGTGCGGGTGCTGTCACGGGAGCCGCCGTAGGAGCCGGTACGGGCGCCTTAAGCGGTGCCATAAACGGTGGCAATATCGGCAAAGATGCCCTGATAGGCGCCATCGGTGGGGGCGCGACCGGGGCTCTAGGGGCATCTGGGCTGACGAAGAGCGCAGAGAGCGGCCTCAGTGCGGCCACGGGGGCTTCTGCTCCGGTATCTGACGCCGTGGTCACTGGCGCAGAAGGGGCTGGACTTGGTGCGCTACGGGGTACGCTGACCGGTAACGGTGCGGGAAATGGCGCCATTGTGGGCGGCGTCGGTGGGGCTGCCAGCGGGGCGGCGACCGGACTTGGAGCGAATAACGCGCTAGCCGGTGCGTCTGGTACAATAGCCGGTACGCTGGCTGGGAAGTATTTGACTTCGCCCACGACACCAGTAGCGCCATCCGCACCGGCA